CTATTATTTTATATTTCATAGTTTTTTTAAAATTAAATTGATAATCACAACGACCTGTTAAACTACCTCAAACACATAGTTACCTCGCTTGTATTTCTTCAATCCAAACTGTTCGGCTACACCTTGTGTAGCACTTACTCTAATGCTACAACGAAAGCCACTTTTAACTTTTTGTATTCTCTTCAAATCTTCTCTTAGTATCTTTTTGTAAAAACTAACGTAACCGCTATCATCTATCCATTTCCGTGTCTTTAGTAAAAACTTTTTAACCTTCTCCCATTCTGTTGATGTTACGATAATCTTTCCGTGTAACGAACAATCAAAAAAATTACTGTAACCATATCTATAATTTATCAATTTCATGGTTTTTTATTTTATTATAATAATTGCCGACCTCTAACATCTCTACTACTTTTAGAATCGCTTACAAGCGATTCTCGGGCTTCGGTTTTTAAAATACACGTCTGGTTTTCCTTTTTTGCAACTACTTGATTATTCGGCTTCGGTTTAATTACGACCTTTACCCGATAGGTTCAACAGTTCCTAAACAAGTTAACCAGCAAACCTCTAAAAAATACCTGTAAACCTTTAAGGGTTCGCCCCTCATCTTTGCCTTTGTTTTACCAAAAGCAAAGTCAAGGGCTAACTGTTTCTCAATCCTTCTGCATATTCTTTGCGTTCGTTTTTTATCTTCTCATCTAATTCTTTATGACGTGCTATTCTGTTTTTTCGTTGTTTGCTTTCAAACTTTTGCAATTTCTCTTGTTTTATCTTGTCGCACTCTTCCGTCTTGTGTTCGGGTATCCAATGGTTCGGGCTTAAATTATGCGTTGGACATTCTTTGACATCGTTGAAATTTATTATTTTTGTTTTCATTGTATCTCTTGTAATAACTCTAACTCCGACCTGTCAAACAACTTTCGCAAATTTCTGTCTTGTTCCATAACTGCGTTATATGTTTTTTCTGCTGTTCTACTGTCGCTTTCATATCCGAAACTATCGCAAAAGTCCTGAAAACTCTTTTCGTGTAGTAAGTCAAGACAAGTTAAAACACTGTATGCATTAGGTGTAAAAACTCCGTCAATCTTTTCCATTATGGTTTTTTTTGGTGTATATTGCCCGATAATAATATCTTCAGCTTTTAATATTTCTATCAACCGCTGTTTTTGTCCTGTGTTGCGTTCGTCTGAATATTTTTCTATCATTTCTAAACACTCGGCATTTTTGATACTATCCCAAAAGTCAAAAGTATATTTTGCGTTATTGTTTTCAAGAGTAACGCTGTAATGTATTCCGTGTGTTTCTCCGTCTTTATGCCACAACGGACTTTTTTGTGGTTCGGCTCTTTTAACTTCAAGCGTTGTGTTTGTCTTTGTCAAAAAATCTTCTGCTTGTTTTTTGTATTCGTTCATAATTAGTTTTAGTTTAAAAACGTGGCTAATAATAATAGAAACAAAGCAAGCACGACCAATTTGTTATTACTTAACCAATAACGCAAATTATTAACGTGATATGCACGCCTTGCTCGCTTTTGTTTCCGTTTATATTTTATTATGTTCATAGTTTTTGTTTTACTTATTACTTTAATTTTATTGACTTAGGTTTTGTTAAACCTTCTTTGATTTTATTATTGAACGGTTGCCACGACTTTTGATATTTATCTAAGCAATTATTACAATATACACTATCCTTTCGTCTTTTATTTTTATTACACTTTTTGCATTTTTTCATAGTTTTTATGTTTTGTCAAATTTAGGATCATAATTGCCAAACGACCCTTATTTTATACCATATAATTATTATAAACGACCTCTTATCTGTTTTTAGCATACCATTTAAAAATGTTCGCTGTCTAGCCCCTTACCCTGTGGATAACTATTCAAATACATATTTACCCTCTTGTCAAGTCATGGCATTTCATGGCATTTCAGTAGTTTGCTTGTATATATAGGTAGCTTACTATTTAAATGGCTTGGTTAAGCCATATCATAAACTATGTCGCACAATATACATTGTCTGACCTAGATTATAGCCCTGTTATGTGATGTTATACGTTGTTTTTTGTTTGTTATGCCATACCATTCTATATATATCAACCCCAGCCCGAAAAATCGGAACTTAAACTATTATACATTAAAAAGGATCCCCTAGCATGTGCAGGGGACCCTCTTTTTCAGATTCAGAATTTTTACGAAAGAGACTCTAGCGGAACACTTAATGATGATTTTCCAAAGCTTCCGGACTGTTCCATGGCCCTACGCGTTGCTTCAGAGACACCCTTGTTAGTTTCCTGAGGAATAATACATACTTCAATACCAGAATCATTAGTTTTTATGTGACCACCACGTCTTTCACACTCTTTTACAGCTCTTTCTCTAGGATCAATCGGTTCATCCTCAGAATAAAGCGTATCTTTAGCCCTTTTATCGTAATATTTATGAAGATACCAATTAGTAATACAATTATGTATTGTAGTAGATAAACCCCTCTCACCCTCTTTTTTATCAATATAAGTCAATATATCAATTTCTCTATCAGTAAAACTCAAATGAAACTTACTTACATTCTTTTTTTCAGCCATATTATATTCCAGGGAAATCTTTACCGGTCTGAACTTTGTAAAAATAAATGACTTCATTAATTACTTCCACAATATCATCTTCAAACTCACAACCAGGAAGACTAAGAGCATATTCTCTAGCTTTTTCAAGACGTCTAACTAAAGATTTTAATTTTACTTCCATATTAAAATTTCCAAATTAGTGTTTGTAACCGACCTTTACCCTACATTAACACAACACCCATGTCTTTTCAATGCTACACCTGTGGATAACTATTTTAATTTAATTTAACATAATTTAACATAGCACTTATTACCTGTCAACCCCCAACCGCTTAACCACAACGCTATTTCAGCATTGTTTCCCTAGCGTACCACTGATTCGGGGAGAGGGAACTATAAAAAAAAATTTTTCTTTTTTTTACATAAAGACGACCCCCTGTTATAAAAAAAAATAATATATATTTATATAGAGGTCTCCTCTATTTAGTGGTACACTAGCTTCACCATTTTTTGGATTTTTTGTCAACTTTTTTCGGAAATTTCCCACATAAGACACTACCTTCCATTGACTTTTCCTTTCTGGAGTGCTATCGTAAGCATATGAGCCTCGCCACTATACTAACAGGACAAATCATAGAGTTCGTCTACAACGAAGGCGGATATGCTTTCAGAGCTTCAAGCACTGGAATCTATGATACACAGAAGCAACATTTTAGAACCGCCCCTAAGAAGGGTGTCTCAGACATCCTGGCATGTTATTTCGGACGCTTAATCGCAATCGAAGTGAAAATCGGAACAGATAGGCTCTCTTCTGAGCAAACTGGATTTCTTAAAAATGTAGAACACGCCGGCGGAATCGCTATCGTAGCAAAAGATTTCGAGACCTTTAAGGAACAATGGACCAAAGCTGTCAAATTATTATAGTTTTCCACTTATCTACAGTTTTATCCCCTTGACAAAAAGATATCCTTTGTTATACTAATATTGTAGTTAGTTTTAGTGTACTAGCTATAATGATCCGGGTACGGGATCTTTAAAATCCGACCTCATTCGTGAATGGAATCCATTTTTACATATGAAAAATGTGTTCCATTCACATATAAAACGAAGAATAAGAGCCTAGTGTTTTCACGCTAGGTTTTTATTTGTTTCACATGAAACTGTATGACTAAAGACAGATGTAAAAAATGTAAAAGATTGATAATCGAACCAGACTATTTCGTAGAGCCAATGCTCTGTGACAGATGTGCTGGTGAACAAAAAAAAGAAGAGTAGGGGATGTACCTTAAAATTTAGTTCCTTTTGTTCTCCATTTATGGAGAAGTTATCTGTTATCTATTGTTCTCATGAACATGATCTGGGCGTCCAGAATATGTTCTGGAGAACAAAGGGAATTAAAAAACTTTAAAATATGTCACAAAAAGACAAGCAAATAGTAATTCCCTTAGAGGATTTAATAACTGTCGATACGACAGAACAAAATGTAGAGAAACAGGCCCGCGGGTTTATACTGGGGAGTCAGACTTTTGCTAAACAGAAGCAGTTGAGACAGAAGCTTGAGGAGAAGGTGACGAAAAGGATCGGAACTAAGGGTAAATATTTAGTTGATAAGCTCTTCGAGTTAATAGAGGGAGTTTATCTTGTGGAAAAGCATAAGCATCCGACAAAGGTAAGAGGAGTGGAAGTGAGATATTATAAGGTGCCACCTAGTTTGCAGGCTATTATTTATGCATTGGATAGAGTCCTTGGCAAGCCGAAGCAGGTATCGGAGCATACTGAGGAGAAGAAGGGATTGATTATAGTGGAGAACATCATAAGAACATTGGCTACGAGCGAGCCAGCAACAAAAAACGATGACAAACGATTTGAAGACAAACTTATTAGAGAAGGTGAGTACAGAGAAACCTTTGGAGAAGGAAAGTCAAGAGAGGATACAACTGTCGGAGAACGCGTCAACACTTGAGCTAGTTAAATCGCTGTACAAAGATGACGAGGGTAGACCGTTTAAGATGGTTCCGACGCAGAACGAGATATTTGATTGTATTTTTAAAAAACAGTCGCCGGATGGCAAGAGGCGGATTCATATTGAGACGACCACGCAGTATGGGAAATCAGATGTTGTATCAATGGCTGTATTGACTAGGGCTGCGACGTTTCCGGAGAAGTGGGCGATCGTTGCTCCGTCACAGAGCAAGGCGCGGATTATTATGGGATATATTAGCAAGCATCTGTTTGAGAACGAGTATACGCTGTCACGGTTCAAGATCACTGAAGGAGAGTCGGTTGAGAGGATTAGGCGAGAGCGTAGTAAAAGTAGATTGACATTTGATGTGGGGAATAATCAGGTAGGCGAGATCTTTATTTTGTCTGCGGAGTCACGGCTTCGTACTGAGGATGTAGGTAATGCTCTGATGGGATTCGGAGCGCCTAATTTAGTCGAGGATGAGGCTGCGTTGATAAGTGATGAGTCTGACGCGAAGGCGATGCGAATGGTGGGAGGTTTCACGCCGTTCAACACGGACTTCGTTGTTAAGATTGGAAACCCGTTCACGAGAGGACACTTTCTGAAGAGTTTTATGGATCCGAGGTATCACAACCTTGTAGTTGACTGGAAGAAGGGAGTGAAGGAAGGGAGGTTGAGACGTAGTTATGTTGAAGAAATGAGAGAGAAGCCGTTCTTTAGAGTTTTGTATGAATGTAAGTTTCCGGAGGCGGATGAGATTGATATCAAGGGATGGACACAGTTGTTGTCGGAGGAAGAGATTAGTTTAGCTCTTTATAAAGGAGAGGAGCCGATCAAGCACATTGGAGAGAAGCGACTGGGTAATGACATCGCTAGAGGTGGAGGCAACCTGACAGCCTGGGTAGTGAGATCAATGAACTATGCTGAGAAGATAGCTACTAGCAAACAGAACAACCTGATCGAGATAGCTGCGCAGACTTCGCACTTTATGACTGAGACGAAGATTCTGCCGGGGAACACTTTTATTGATGATGTCGGAGTCGGTGGTGGGGTAGTTGATTCGCTTTTTAAGGAGAATAAAAAGATCAACGGGATTAATGTTGGCAAAAGAGCAACAGCGGTAATGAAATTTTACAACATAAGAGCGGAGGCATACTGGAGGTTAAGGGAGTGGATTAAAAAAGGTGGTAAATTGTCTAATAGTGATGACTGGTATCAGTTGACCGAGATCAAGTATAAGCCGGATTCGAAGGGAAGGTTAAGGATGATGTCGAAGGATGACATGCGCGCGCGTGGGATTGATTCGCCTGACGTAGCTGATGCGTTGATGCTGACATTCGTAAGGAGTGATCACGCTGATGTTGACGCGCGGAAGAGAATGAGACGGACGCGGAGAACGAAGAGAACAGCCGGTCGTGGCCTTTCCGTGACGATGGGTGGCTACTAGACAAATATGTATAAGTATTGTATAAAATGTGGTGAGAGATTTAAAAAGTCTATTTTTACTTCTCGTGAAACATGGGAGAAACAAAGATTTTGTTCTGTGGCGTGCTCTGGAACAACTTTTAAAAAAGGCCAACAGCCAGTTGGGGGTTTGAAAACAAGATTTAGTAAAGGTCATAGCTCGTATGAACGTACTGAAGAATATAGGAAGAAAATGGCAGAAACAAAAAAGGGGTGTGTGTCTTGGATGAAAGGTCGAAAGCATACTAAGGAAGAAAGAGAAAAAATATCTAAAGCTCTTAAGGGGAAGCCAAGGTTAAAAATGAGAGGTGAAAATAATCCGAACTGGACAGGTTTAACAAGTATATATAAACAGATTAGAGATTGTACTGAATACAAAATATGGAGAATGTCTGTTTATTGCCGTGATGATTTTAAATGCGTTGATTGTGGAACTAAAGGTGGATGGAATAAGGACTTAAAAATTAGAGTTATTTTAAATGCAGATCATATTAAAGCGTTTGCGCTTATTTTAGAAGAAAATAATATTGTGACATTGGATGAAGCTAGGGACTGTAAAGAGCTTTGGGAAATAAAAAACGGTCGGACCCTATGTGCTGATTGTCATAAAAAAACAAATAATTATGGAAAAAATACTTCGTGTAGTAGCACAAATAAGAAAGCAGGGGGAGAAGAGTATTCTTAGTATTTTTTATAATGCTGATAAGAATGATTGGAGTGTGTTTTTAAAGCCGCGCGAACGTGGTTCGTTCAACTATGTTCCAGACCCGAAGGCTTCTGTTAAAGCAATCATAGAGGACATTCTTAAGATTGGTGCAGAGATGGATAAAAAGAAGGCTGTAAAAAAAGTTGTAAAGAAAAAATAAATGGATAAAATTGTTGTACCGAATATTTATTTTTGGATGGAAGAGTATCAGGGACAGCCTACGATCATGACTGCAGCGTTCAGATGGAAGAGTGAAGTTTATGGTTTGTCTTATCCTGCTGATAGTAATGCAGTACAGAGGAAGGTTGATAAAAAAACTTTGATTAACAATGTTAAGGCTACGTTAGATACTTTGGTTCATCACGGTATATCTATTTTAAATATAAATAAGAACATTGATTATAGTAAGGTAAGAGACGCGGAAGCTAATAGGTTTTGGTTAGATCCGCTCTGGAAGAAAAAAATAGAGGCTTTTAATAAAACTGTTTTAATTAAAAAAATTACAAGAGAAGAAGCAGTACAATTAAAATTTTTAAGTAAGTAATTTATGCCAGAAGAATTAACAGTAAAAAATGAAGAAGTAACAGATAGTTGGAATCCTTCTGATGACCAGAAGAATCGTGTTAAATTTGTCTATACAGAACGAGACGACATGGTAAAGAAGCGTGATGACACTTATCCACAGTTTAATGATAGGACTTTGAAAGATTTTATAGATGATAGTGAGAAGCGTCTTAATGCTTATGTTCTGGATAGGGCTTCGCAGGGTAAGGAAGACTGGCAGGCGAACTTTGCTACGCGCGCGTATGCGAACAAGGCTAAGGCGTTGCTTGCTGCTACGTCCAGAGATATTCCCGGACTGAAGATGTCGGCTACTACTGAGGACGATAAGTTTGATTACACCGCTGGAGATTTATCTGAAAAAATTGTTAGATATTCTTATCAAGAAGGGAATCCTCAAGAAGAAATATTTTTTCTTGGGTGGAGTCTTATTGGTAAGGGAACGGTTACTGATTACGAAGGTTTTGGTAAACAGAGTTTTACGAAGAAGAAAATTAAAAGTTTTGATTTATTAACGGGAGATGTTGATTATGATGTTCAGGAAGTAGTTTCTGGTGGAGAACCTGTGAGTTTTGAGATTCCGTTGATGAATCTTTTAGTTAAGAATTTTTACATTAGAGATGTTCAGCAACAGCCAGCTATTGTTTGGGACAGTTACTACGCGGATAAAGATAGTTTCAAAGCTGATTGGGGTAAATATCTTAATGCTAATTTTGTTAAAGCTGGTGAAGGTTTGAACGAGTCAGAGCATGACACTTATTTTCATAATCATTGGAAGGAGGGTTTGAATAAAGGAAAGGGATATCTTGTAAGTAGATACATGAATAAATATAGAGATGTTTATCGTGTAGTTTGTAACGGAGTTGAGTTGTATAACGGGCCTATGCCATGGATAGATATAACAAGGAAGGGGAGAGGCAAGAAGGCTTATCCGATTGCTAAGGCTATTTTTGAGCCGTTCGCTACTGGAGAATTCTTTTATGGAAACTCTATGCCGAACTCAGCTATGGGAGAAGGTGATGTTTTAAATACTTTGTTTAATACCTCTCTTGATAAACAATACAGAAGTATGGTTCCGCCTCTATTGATTGGTATGGTTAATAAAGATATGTTGGATCTCGAAGATGAAGTAGTCGCCGGAGACACAAAGATTTATGTTGAGGATATTAGTCAGGTTCAGCAGATGGAAATTAAGGGGGTTAGTGATTCGGATATTAAGATGATTGAGTTGATTTCTCGAGGATTGGATTTGACCACACTTGACCCACATCAGCAAGGACAGGCGCAGAAGTATGTTACTGCACGCGCGGCTGTATCTGCGGATGAACGAGCTAGAGAACTGAAGGGATTATTCCACATGATGCTTACGAGTCTGTGGTTGCAGAAGGTTAGATTACGACTGCCTAATGCCATCCTTTCTTATACAAGACCTCAGATGGTTCAGATTATGGGAGAAGACGGAATTATGCAGTTTAAGGAACGTTTTAAAACTTTGAATGTTGAAAATACAGAGCTTTCGAATGGCGAGAAAGGAACACTTGCTATTCAGTTTGCTTCTAATGCTGAGAATTTAGAGGGAATAAGACCTGATATTGAAGCTGAAGAGGCAAGACATCAATCGATAGGAAAACCTTTTGAAAAGATAGGAGTGCTTTATGATTATCTGGACAATTTTTCTTTTGATGTCCAGATTTTACCAGATACATTATGGCAGGCTTCTCAGAGTTTAAACATGGCGCTTATTCTTGAAAAAATAAATACAGTTTCAGTCATGTTCCCTGAATATTTTGCTAATAATAAAGAGACCTTCTTTAAAGATTTATTGAAAGCGTATAGAGATAATCCTGATAAATACGCTTTGCCAGAGACTCAGAGCTTTGAGGAACAACAGGCGATGCAGATGGCTGAAGAAGGTGGCGGGAAACAATCGCCGAATAGTCAGTTGGTATCAGACATTACTGGCACAGACCGTAATAATCGGCTAAGCAAAATAATTGAAGGTAAAGAGTAGGTCGATTAAATTAATTTAAAACGAAGACATGTTGAGAAATTTAATAATTAGAATTCTTTTTCGGTTACTCGATAGGACATTAAAAATTGATTATAAGAAGATTGATCAGAAGGCTTACGAATCGTGGTTGTTTGATAGTTTTGATAATAAAGGTTGGCGTAGTTATTTCGCTTATACTGATTTAAAAATATTGAAGGAGTTGTCTTTTGGTCAACCTACAGAAAAATATAATATGTTGATAGGTCGTAGGTTGGAATTGTTATATTTGTTTGATGCCATGAGGAGATCTTTCGAGAACAGGAAATCGGAAAAGGAAAAAAAGAAAGATGTCACATAAAGTAAGGTCGAAAAAATAATTATAAACTAATCAAACGGAGATATGTCTAAAATATTAAAAACGAAAAGGTCATATGTTTACATTGTTTATCGTTTCTTAAAAAGTATTCCTCCTAAAGAATTTGATACAATTGATGAGATGGAAAAAGTGATGGATGAAATTTTGCCAGTAATGGAAGCAGATACTAAGGAATATGTTGAAATTGGTAAAAAAGCTGATGCGGCTAGGAAGGAGTTTGCTGACAAGAAAATAACTGAGGAGCAGACGATAGAAAAGTTAAAAGCAATTGAAAAGGAGTCTGTAATGTATGGTGAGTCAAAAGGGCAAGATGTTGTAGAGTTGGCGCTTGAGAATGATCCATTTAACACATTTTTTCAATTATTTGAAAAATGGGGAAAGGGTTGGTTCGGTACTATCGAAGGCTTTTTGGAATTTCGAAAAGCAATGAACGAAACAAATCAACAGTCGAAAAAATAATTCTTTAACAATTATAAACGAAGGACAGTTTGTGGGAGACTGTGTTTACTAGCTATTTTATTTTGGTTTTCACTTCGTTTTCCAAGGTGATATGGCTAGTATATTCAGTCCCCCACTGGGACTGTTCTCTGTAAATGCCCGTTGAGGTAGGCGGGTTAAAAAAACCTTTAATAATATGCCAGAAGAACATAAAGAAAAAGATTTAAACAAGGAGGGGGAGTCCTCCGCAGAGGGTGATCACTCTGGAAATGAGGGTGGTGATGATTTGTCCAAAAAGGACGAAGAAATTACTACTCTTAAAGCCGATTTAGAAAAGTCAAATGTAGACCGGGATAATTATAAGGAAGGACTTTTGCGCGCGAAAGGTAAATTAGATTTAGAAGAAAAAGGTAGTAAAGGCGAAGGCGAAGGCGGAGGCGAAGGAGAAGAAAAAGTAGAAGTAGATATTGAGAAAATTAAAAGTGAAGCTACTACTAGTGTTTTCTCTGAGATTGGAAAATCTAATGAGCGTCGTGCCAAGGAATCTTTTTTGAGAAAGCATCCCGAACTTCTTGATGATATAAAGTATACAGATTTTTTAAGTGATTTTCCTACGGGTAGAAAATCTATTACTGTCGAGGATTATTCGGATGCTTTACAAGATACAATGCTTCTTTATAAGCGTCGAACTGGTCAACTTGACGAATATCTAAAAAAGGAGCGCGAACAAGGAAAGCGTGAAGGCGAAGGCGAAGCAAATATTCGTAACGCTGGAGATGCTGGAGGTGTTGGCGATCAGGGCGGTGATACGAAAGATAAAGGATTTAGTAGTGAAAAAGGTGAAGAGATTGCTCGGGGTATGAAAGTTGATCCTGAGAAATCTAAGGGATTGGATCCTTCGAAAGACAATACGATAGAGATACGATAACCGTCAAATATTATTGGTTATAATTGGAAATGATATTATGACTTGTAAACTTTACAAAGATGATGGCTCTTGCCGTCTTGAATTTTATGCGAAGGCTGCTTCGGAGGCTTTTACTTTCAACGATATTGTTACTATCAGTACTACTGGTTATTTAACTAGAGCTACTGATGCTGCCAATATGGTTGTTGCTGGTTTAGTTCAGAAGACAGTTGCTTCGACTGATAGTGACTATGCTTCGGCTACGAGAATTCCAGTATTGGTTTGTGGAGGTGAAGCTGTTTTTGAAATGACTGCTTCTACAACAGAAGCTGCTATAACTGACATAGGTGAATTGGTTGACTTAGATGCTGCTGGTACTGCACACCAAGCTGTTGATGTTGGTACATCTCAGTATGATGTTTTTAGGGTTACTGGATTTATTTCTACAACGAAAGTTCTTGGAAAATTCCTAAAGAAGTCTGGTGTTGCTGCAACAGGCTCTGCTTAATAATAAATGAAAATAAATGAAGTGGTTGAAACTAATAAACGGAGAATTATTAGTTTAGGACAAATATTAATATGCCTTTAAACACAGATAATTGGGATGATCTTGTAAAAAACGCGTTGGTTGTTTGGAGACAAGGATATCAGGATGTACCAGAAAGAGCTCGTAGTCTTTATGATCTTCAAGGTAATCCTTGGAAGACTTCGGAGTATTCTCACATTGATCCACCTGGCTACGCCAAGAGGAAAGATGAGGGTGATCCTTTTACAATTGGTTCTCCACAGCAAGGTTATTCCTTAAGTCTTACTAAGTCTCGTATCGCATTGGGTGATTCGATTACTTGGGAGATGAGAAAGTACGACAAATACCGAGAGATAGAAAAGAAAATGAAGGGATTGGGTAGTTCAACTGCGAATAGGATTGAATTGGACTTGACTCATATGTTCACATTTGGTCTTCAGGGTTCTACTTACGTTAACATGGATGGAGAAACTGTTTCTGTCACAACTGGTGATGGAGTTCAGCTTTTCAGCGATAGTCATACTATGACTGGAGCTTCTGGTAATACGGATAACTACAATGGTACAACTGCTTTTAGTCGAACAGGATTAGAGGCAGGTGAACGATTATTTACCAATATGGTAAATATGCAAGGTGTAAAGGTTGTTCCACAGCCAGATACGATTATTACTAGTGATGATCCAGCGATGGTTAATGCAGTTGGTGAATTCATGAAGTCAGTAAAAATTCCGGATAGTCCAGAACATGCTACGAACGTATATCAAGGAAAGTATAAGCATTTGGTTCTTCCTTTGCTTGCTACCGACTTGAATGGCGCTCCAAGTTCAACAGGCCGTTATTATTGGATGTTGGCTGATCTAAAAGCCAAGGACGCTGTCCTTGAATTTTCTGAAATGCCTACATTTGAGATGGCTAATCCGAAGTCTAATGGTGATGACTTCAAGACTGGTGATTGGTGGGCAAAAAGTGCAGCTTCTTACGCTTATGGCGTACTTGATTACAAATGGGCTGTTGGCGCAGCCGCCACAAGTGTTTGATTTTGTCAAGAGGATAGTTCTTTGATTATAGCCATATTTTTCTTGTTGATATTAAAAGTGGTTTGTGCTACAATTAGCACATATGATAGAAGTTCAACAAAAACCTTGTTTGCATTGTGATGGTATCATGGTTAAAAAAGGTTCTCATTCTCAAAAGTATTGGGATGAAAGACGAAAATATTGTTCTCGTTCGTGTCGAAATAAAGCACGGAATTGGACTTATGAGATGAGGGTTAAGGGTGGTCTTGCTAGAAGTGCAGGTAGAAATGGTAATTGGGCTGGTGGATGTAGTAAGACTTATCTTAAACGGTTTGTACTTAAGAGGGATGACAATACTTGTCAGAGGTGTGGTTTACGAGAACCTGAAATAATGGAAGTAGATCATATTATACCTAAACGAATTGCTCCTGAACTTATGTATAATCCTGATAATCTTATTACACTATGTCCAAATTGCCATCGTAGAAAAACTCTGGAGGATCATAAAAAATATCTTCAAAAATGGCGTAATCAATATTCTGAATAAACGAAGTTGTAAACGAAGGTGTCGCGTTTTACTGGTTGTTGTGGTTGAGGTTTAACCTCTCATCCGAACGCGGGAGATATTGGTGATTCTCTCAGCCACAATGTTTATTAAAAGTTAATTATTATGTCGAATTTTGATTCAGGCCGAACGTGGAATACGGGAGGTCTAAACATTAAGCAAAGAAGGAGTAATGATCTTGTTGGTATTCGATTTGACGCTGACAGAAGTGCAGAGCCATCTTCAGCAAATGATTTTGTTCTGTATCGTTATGGAGACGCGTTGAAAATTTGGGACGGATCTTCAGCAACTACTTTAGGTGCTGCTGGTGCTGTTGCAAATTTCAGTTTGAATGACGCCTATGATGATGGCCGAGTTATTACGGCTGATGTTGGTGCGGTCACAATTAATGCTACTGCTGTTGTTGCTCTAGCTTTGACTCACAACGATGCTGGTGCTAATAGTGTACTTACGATTACGACTGCTTCAGCAACGATTCCTTTCAGTATTACTTCAACGAATGCTGGTTCAGTTGGTCCTATTATAAAGGTAAAACATAGTTCTGCATCTCAAGCAGACGCTGACGTTATTGGGGAACTTCAGTTCTTTGGTAATGACGATGCTGGCACTCCTGCTGAAAACGAGTATGTAACACTACAAGCAGTTGCTACAGATTCAGGTGCTGCAAGCGAAGATGGAACATTTAATTTGTTATGTACTGTTGGAGGAACACAACGTACTTTATTAAGTGCGGCTAATGACACTGTTACAGTAGGTAACGGTGCAGCTCATGCTTATATTTCTTCTAATGGTGCTTACAATTTAGTTCTTGAAACTGCTGCAGGCTCTAGTTCGGGTACTATTACGATTGTTGACGGATCAGCCGGAGCGATTGCATTAGCTCCAGATTCTACTGGTGTTGTTACTGTTTCAACTGGTTTACAGCAAGGAGGAACAACTCCTACTGCTTGTACATTCGCAGTTGCTGGAACTACTGGTGATGGATTTCATATCACAACATCTACTATTACTTCAGGAAATGTTTTTACTATAGACCATACAGTTAATGCTACTTTAAGCGGAGGTATGCTTATTTCTGCTGAGGTAGATAGTTCTGCAGTGTTTACAGTTGCTGAAGACGGTGCAGTTGTTATTGGTGGTACAGCTGAAGGTACCAATGCTTTAACTCTTACTACTGGAGACATTGCAGTTTCTGACGGTGATGTTACTTTAGCTGGAGGAGAGTTGTCTGTTACGAGTGGTACAGGCACAGGTATTGTACTTGCAAGTAGTGTTACATCAAATGATGCAATGACTATTACTGCTGATTCCTTAACTGGAACAGAAGCAGCTTTAAGTATTTCAGTAGACGGTTTAGTTGATGGAGGTGGTATTAAAGTTGAAAATATTGGAGAAGCAATGACTTCCGGGGAATTGCTTCAGATTCTTAATACAGAATCAGGCGCTTTAGCTGCTAAAACAGGTAATGTTGTTTCCTTTACTTCAAGTTTGACAGAAACAACAGCCAACAGAACTGAAGCATACGACAATGTATTGATTAGCAGAAGTGATATAGCTAACTGTAATACATTCACTCTTACTTCAACTGGTTCTACATTAAAGGTATTACATACTTCTACTCAAACACTTGGAACATTAGCTGATAGTTCAGTTGTGCTAGAAGTGGAACAGAGTGGAGCTACTGGCGTGACAGGTGACACAGTTAAAGTTACTTCAGTTGGCGTAGGCGCTCAAGCATTAAACATTGTCGCCGCAGGAACAACTGCTGACGATGTCCATATCGCTGGTTCAGGGGCTCATACCTCTGATAAAGCAGTATTGAACGTCACGGCTGCTGGTAATATTGCCACAGGTGGAAACATGGTAAGATTTGATGCTGGTGCAACAGATCCTAATGGTGGGGCTATCATGTTTGAATTAGATTTTGCTGGATTAGCAAATACTAATGAACCAACTGGTGTCAAAATTGACGCAGGTGGAAAGAAAATGGTTGCACTTTCAGTTGATGCTGACCCAGTTGTAGGTGATGTTGCCATATTCAATTGCGATAGCATTGTCGCAGCTGATAAAGCAGTAATACAAGTTGTCACGACAGGATCTATTGCTGCTGGTGGAACAGCGATGAGGTTTGATATTACAGGAACACCAGATGCAGATGCAAGGGTATTAGAATTTGATCTAGCTGGTGTAACTGACACTAACGAGCCTTATGGAATGTTTATTGACGCTGGTGGTAAGAAAGTTCGAGCAATATACGTTGACGCTGATCCAATAGCGAACGATGTGGTTCATTTCCACACTGATGCTGTAATCGCTGCTGATAAAGGAGTGTTAGGGTTATCTTCAACAGGTGCTATTGCTAACGGAGGTTCAATGCTTTATATGATAATGACTGGAGCTCCAGCTGCAACCGCTTATGCGATAGACATTGATTTGGATGGTGTTACTGATACTAACAATCCAGGTGCTATTCTTATTGAAGGTGGCGCTAAAGATGTTCGAGCTATCGTTTCAGATACTGACAACACAGATGTTAGTGCAGTAAGTATTACTGGTTCAGGTGCATTAAGTGGAGCAAATATGTTATATGTAGCTAACGATGCTACGATAGCTGCTAACACTGATTCGGTTGTTAAATTTGCTTTTACTGGTACTGCTACAAATGATCCTATCTGTTTAGATATTGATCACAACAGTATTGGTGCTGCGATTAACATTGATCAAGACGGAAATGATGGAACAGATCCGGCAATCGGTATTCACGTTAATACTGATAACGCTGGCGCAGGTAATCAGTACGGTCTGCAGTTTACGATGGTAGATGAATCCAAATCTTACTTTGCAAGGTTTGTGAATGATCCAACAGCTTGGACTTCTACTAAGAATCCAGAAACAGATTCACAGGATAAATGGCTTAAGGTAATGGTTGCTTCAACTGCTTACTTTATTCCTATCTATGCTGCGAGCTAAGATTATTAGTTAATTCTTGAATGCCCCTTTTCTCCCTCAGTTGGCGACTCACGCACGGCTTGTTGGGAGAGAAGGATGGGCATTTAATTTAAAAAAATATTATGAGTAGAATGCAAAATTTAGATCAACCTTTTACTTTCCAGTTTAATGTTGATGCCTCAGGAACGCCGGAAGCTTTAAGTTGTAAACTTAAGGCTGCCACAATAGCGATTGTAGATGGTGCGCCAAGCGCTGATTCGATAACTGATTCAGGAAATGGTTTCGTTGTTGCTGGTTTTCAGGCTGGTGATTTAGTTGCGGTTTCAGGTTCAACGGCTGATGATGCTACATATGAGGTGCCGACTGTAGTTGTTGGAACTTTAACTCTTGCTACAAGACACTCTGTTACGGGTGAGGTGGCGGCGACAAATACCATTACTCTTACTGCTGAGAAAGTTATTCCAGAGGGAATTTCTGTAATTATTAAAGCAAAATACGCGAATACTGGAACAATATGCGTAGGTTACAGCTCTGCTACTGCGCTTAATACTGGAACAGGATATTTTAATCTTAGAAAAAATGAATCGGTCGCATTACAAGTCACCAAACTTTCTCAAATTTGGCTTGATGCTACTGTTTCTGGAGAAGGCGTGGAGATAATATTTGAAAAACGATAATATGGCAGGCTTTATTTCTTATAGTGAACATACTGGAGCTAGTGGAGGTGGAGAGTTGACAGCAGCGGAAGAATTGTGGGTTCAGACACAAGCAGCTGAATGGGCCAATGGTTTTATAGATAACGAAACTCCGACTGTGGTTCCAGATGGTATAATAAAAGATTTTCCTTCTGCTAATACTCCTTCACCAGAATCTTCACTCAGAATATATGTTAATGGGTCGAGAAGAACTTTAGATGAAGATTATACTTATTTAACAGGAGGTGGAGCGAGTTTTATTAGGGCACCGAGAGATGGGTCTATAATAAGATACGCTTATCGTTATTAAAATTATGAAAAATTTATTAAAAAATAATTTAGTTAAATTAACAGCAATTCTAATTACTTGGAGTTTGCTTTGTGTAGGAATTTCTCAAGCATATACGGTCATGGGAAGAGATGAAGGTGGAACAGGAATAAATCCAGAAGATTTTTTAGTAGGAGATATGATCTTCATTTCTCAAGACGATGCTTATGCCTTTCAACGTTTATCTGCACAAGGACAAAACGAAACAGTTCTTCAAACCGTTGCTGGTATTCCTACATGGCAATATCTTTCAAGAATAAGAGCTCTAAAGGAATTTGGTGATACAAATGCTACAACAACGGCATTAGGTCCTTTTGAAGCGAATATGTTGGCAATATTTAATGATGATGTTGCAATGTATAATTTGTTAACTGTTAATCGTTTTCTTGCTACTTCTACTACTGCTACATCAACTGTTGATGGTTACTTCGATATAGGAAAAGGGTTAGAAGTCGGAGCAAATAAAGGTTTTTGGGTACACGAGAGTGCACCTGTAAATAGTTTGATTGTTATGGATAGTGGTTTCGTTGGTGTTGCTACCAATACTCCTTATAGAGCATTGAGTGTTCTTGGAGATGGAGCAATTTCTGGAAACTTAAACATTGCTGCTTTAACAGCAACTAGCAGTCTTACGGTTTCTAGTGCTACGGCGACCTCTACCTTGCCACAACTTGATGTCACAGACATTGATGGCACGCGAGCGGATTTCGACTTTTTAACAATTAATACTTCAGCGACGATTCCAACTTTGACCGTTACTTACGCTTCAACTACTGCTCTAACTGTAGATGAAGGTGCTTGGTTGGCTGTGAATTCTGGAAATGTAGGTGTCGGCACGACAAGTCCATGGAAGAAATTTAGTGTTCTTGGTGACGGAATATTCACTAGCGATTTGAGTGTTGCAAATCTCACTGCAACAGGAACAGCAAGCGTAACTGGAACATTGACAGTAGATTCTACTTCAACATCAACAATTCCTGAACTTCTTACAACTAGCTTAGTTGCTGGCGGTTATCTTGAAATACCATATTTCAATGCAACTGGTACAGCTACTTCTACTATACTTGCTTTAGAAGGAACTGATATTGGAGCAACGCGAATGGATACTGATTTCTTAACTGTTAATACTTCAGGAGTAATTCCAACATTAACGGGAACGAGTTTGACTTATACGAATGCTTCTACTACATATACTTCGGCGACTAATTATTCAGCATCAGGTTATTTTGAAAGCGAATCAACGACTGCGACAAATACAATGCCACAACTTGACGTAACAGATATAGACGGCACACGCGGCGACTTTGATTATTTAACAATCAATACCTCGGCTACGATTCCAAGTTTAACTATTACAAATGCCACATCAACTTATGCAACAACCACTGATCTTTATGTTTCTAATTGGATGAATATCGCAAGCGGAAAAGATTATTTAATAAACGGAACTTCTGTTTTAAATGCCACGACTTTAGGAGGTGCGGTAGTCAACTCCTCACTCACAAGTTTGGGAACAATAACAAACCTAATTGCGACTTACGCTTCCACTACTGGACTTGATCTAGCTGGGTATTTGGTAACTCCGCTTGCAACTTCTACAAGTGCTACTACCACCGATTTATATGTTTCTAATTGGCTCAACCTCGCTTCAGGCAAAGATTATTTAATTAATGGCACGTCAGTATTGAACGCTACAACATTGGGCGGAGCAGTAGTTAATTCCTCTCTTACAAGCCTTGGAACGATTGCCAATTTAACTGCAACATATGCTTCAACAACAAATCTAACATCAGATAAAGACGCATGGTTCGCTGTTACTTCAGGCAACGTCGGCATCGGCACAACGAGTCCGTGGGCTCTACTTTCAGTCAACGCTCCAGCTGGACAAGCATCATTCGCAATCGGTTCGTCAACGGCGACGAGTTTCGTCGTTGATAGTAACGGCAACGTCGGCATCGGCACGACGAGTC